AGACTGCAAACTAACCATGCCTGGATTTGTATTGCAAATGGCGATGCCTGAGCCACCGCTTGGTTAGGTGTAAAGTTCATGCCGCTTTGTATTGACGGCGTTGCCCTTGCCATCTGCTCATAAAGACCAGTCAATCCAAGTTGTTTATTCACATCCTGATATGGCATAGCTCCTTCAATAGAAGCCTGTGGATTAGGCGTAACTTGTGGAGTATATAAGCCAGGAGAGGATGGCGTAAATGATGAATATTGTCTTCCATAATCTTCCATTTGCTGGCGAGTCATTGTCACCGGAGGAGGAAGAATATCGTTACGACCAACCGTTGTTACAACAGAAGGAGGCAAAGGAGTTAAAGGCGACGTCTGGCTAGTAAATAAATTAGTAACTTGTTGAGAAGTTAAATTTTGTATTTGAGTAGTGGTTAATGCTCCAATACCCGTTGTGTTAATTGCTTGTACTTGATTGGTCGCTAATGTCGAAAGGCCAGTAGTAGCAATTGTTTGCACTTGAGTAGTATCTAATCCTCCGATACCAGTTGTGCTGATTGCCTGTATTTGATCAGTAGCTAATGTTCCAATACCTGTTGTAGCAATAACTGCTATTTGGTTGCTAGTTAATTGATTGATTACTTGCGAAGTTAAATTCTGTACCTGATTTGTGTTTAATGTTGAAATATTAGTCGTAGTAATAGCTTGCAATTGATTGCTATTCAATTGATTAATTACTTGCGAGCTTAAATTTTGTACTTGATTAGTAGTTAGTGCTGCAATATTGGTTGTACTAATTGCGTTTACTTGACTACTGTTCAATCCATTAATAACTTGCGAGCTTAAATTCTGTATCTGCGTAGAGGCCAATGCAGCAATAGCAGATGTTAAGTTTTTAGGATCAGAAACCAAACGTCCAATATATTCGTTGGATGCTTTCAATTCTGTTTTTAAGTCATTTATAGAAATCTTTTTAGATAAATAATTTTGCAATTCAGCAGCAGTTGGTTTTCTTTGTAAGATATCGCTGTACGTTGAAGAGATATCATTTGGATTTGCTCCAATTGGAGCTGGAGTATTTTCTTTTGTAAATTGTTCTTTATTTAATTTATTCAAATAATCAACATAAGTATTGGTTGAAGTAAGAGCATCGCGCAACTTTCCAAAATTAGCGTAATTAGCTTTTTTGTAGTTAGCCAACTCACCAGCAGTCATCTCACGACCCCAGTAGTATTTAGCTTGCGCCTGCAATTCTTTTTCGGTAAACGGATCTTTTGTGCCGCGAGCTATAGATATATCAGGCGACTTATTAACCTTATTTGCCAAATCTTGAATAGTTCCTTTGGTACCAACATACGCATCCAACTCATCTTTGGTGGCTTTGCGACCAACAACTTCTTGGAAAACTTGTTGTACATCTTCTGGCTCGTATGGTTTGGTAGTTTTACTATCCCATCCAGTAAGAGCATTTACTTTACCGTATTCAAGTTTTTGATATTCTGGCAGTTTTTGTTCTGGCGCCCATGTCCCATTAGGTTGAATTACATACTTTACTGAACCTGATGAAGTGGGAACAGTAACAGTTTGTGGATTGTTACTAGTGCTGCCTAAACCACCGGTAGTTGTTGATGTTGTAGTAGTAGTAGCATTGCTTGTAGCTTTAGGAATAGCTGAAATGCCGCGAGTACCAATACTTTCACCGCGAGCAGTTGCTGTAGAGAAATCTTGTAATGCTTTTCCTTGTGCGTCGGTTGCTTGGGTAACTTCATCCTGTTGTTTTTGTAAAGCTGATTTAGCAAGATTTGTTAAACCTGAATATTGATTTGCGGCAATCGTGAAGTTGCCTTTACTATCCATCAAGCCAGCATCAGTAAGAGCTTGTTTCAATGCAACAACATCCTTAGATTGGCGACTTGCTTCTGCGTTCCACCCTGAAGTTAATCCTGACAAACCACCAGTAATGTCTTTCCCTGTGGAATCTTTACCTGTGTATTCAGCAAGTTTGGCAAGCGCAGGAGCAATTTTATCTGCGTACAAAGTGCTTTCTGCTTGCTGAGCATTTTCCGCCGATACTTTATTCATAAAAGCAGCAGCGTAATCTGTAGCTTTTAAAGAAGTATTATTAACGTAATCAGTTAATAATTTATTTACTGCGTTGTATTCATTTGTTTGATTTGTTTTTTGTGCCGTAGCTTTTTTTGGGTCAGATAAATCAACATCTGTTTTAGGTATTTTTTGATAAACAACATTAAGTCCATCATTAAGATTTTTTTGTTGATCTTTAACTAAGCCTTGTAAATAGTTATAAGCCTCTTCATACCCTGGCTTTACAGCCTTGGTTTTTGGATCAATATATGTTTTTAATCTACTTTCAACACTTTCTAATTGTTCTTTTTGTTGCTTTAAAGTTGGAGCATAAGTTGACACTGTATTTTCAGCAGTAAATCCTTTGTCGGGCGCTTTAACACCAGACAAATCAATACTTTTAATACCTGTCTTAGCCCAATTTTGTTCTGCTATTAACGCATTTTTAGCAGCAGTTTGTTGCGGAGTAAGAGTTGCAATTCCAGTTGTTGCAGCGTTGCTTGTAGCGGTATTAGTTGTACCAGCAGTTATGGTTGCAGCATTGCTTGTCGCTGTATTGGCTCCACCAGCAGTTATCGTTGCTGGTGCAGCTTTGGCGGCTGTATCAATAGCGTTGTATAGAGCAATCAAATCCTTAGTATAGACCTTGTTAGTTACGCCCCAATTAGTTTCTGTAGTTGTTCTTATAAACTTGGAAGGATCAATGCCTAATTGATTTGCAACTTTTACAAGATCAGCCCAACTAGAACCAGTACCAGGAATAGATGTTTGACTTAAACCGTTAATTGAAGTTTTTTTTAATCCATAACTAGCAGCGCTATTTGTAGTAGAACCACCAGCAGCCATAGACCTCTCTTGTCCGTTATACGGATTGGTATTGTCATCCGTAGCTGGATAAACTACGTTTTGAGGAATTGGGTTCTGTCTGTGAGTAGAATACTGCGGCGTATTTTGATATGCCATTGGATAGCTAGGATTATCCATTAACGAATTCTGTTGCGACATCTGCTCTACCGGCAAAGATGTTGATCCACCGTCAGCAAAATACGAACGCTCCGCCGAGCTTCCAGGCTCCCTAGAGGATGGATTAAATTCTCTGTTCCAATCATATTGATTAACTTTGTAATGCGGTCTGCTAGGTGCTTTTGGCTCTTCTCTAGACATAGCAAGCGTACCAAGACCACCAGCCAAAAGATAATTCTTGTTCTGTTTTAAAAACTCGTCACGCGCTTTTTCTGCTTCTGGCCCAGACCCAGATAAAAGATCGTATGCTTTGCCAGGCATACTTTTTAATTTATCAAAAGCTGTAGCAGACTCAACAGATTGCGCTCCAGCAGGCATTCCTGTTGTTGGATTTACAGAACTTGAAGCAACTACGGGTGCAGCTGGTTGTGCAGTCCCACCAAAAACAGTCGGCTGTGGTGGTGGCTGTCCTGGCAATTGCGCGCCAGGAGCATAAGCACCAGTACCAGTAGCCGCTTGTAATCCAATAGGAACTTGACTTGCAGCCGCGCCAGTAGCAGCGCCAGCTCCTCCAGCCATACCTGCCCCCATTGTGTTACCAAGAGTAGAAGTTGCTTGCGCTCCCATATTTGCCGCATTTTGTGCAGCAATTGTATTTGCCGAACCAAGCGCGCCAGCAGTAGCAGCTTCAGCACCGCCCATCAATCCAGCACCTAAGCCTGCGCCACCATAAGCGCCCAAGCCCATCATCAAACCTTTGCTCAAACTACCAGTCATAGCAGCACCAGCGCCACCAACCATCATAGCCGCCATAGGAGCGCCAACGCCTGTAGCCGCTAATGCAGCTCCAGCTACCATAGGAAGAATAGCCGACAGGAAGCCAGCCTCTGGCAAGCCAGTATGTGGGTTGATAGTCAAGGATCCACCGTGCGCCATGGCTAAGGATTGCAGTCCGTTAACCTCACCTGGGGTCATGTGGACAAGTACCTTATCCTCACCGCGACCAGCGGTTTGAAGATGGTTAGCTAGGGTATGCAGGCTCATGTTAAGACACCTTTATCTTTAATACATTAGTGGCAACGTCATAATAAACATCACCGATTCGTAATCTTCCGGCGGCTTCGTCTGTGCTAGTGGCAAAACTAACGCTGGTGTTTCCTGTTTTGCCATCAAAAACGCTAAAATTTAATGCAGCAACAACAGTATTTCCAAATCGTTGCACAGACCCAGCACTTACCCCAGGGTTGTCAAGTTGCGCAAAATATAGGCGCAAAATGTTGTTCAATTGATCTTGATAATCTCGGCTATATTCTATCGGAGCAACTGGCAGAGCGGGAGATTTTGTGGTACCAGTTGACATGATTATCTCCTGCCGTCTGATCTTAAATCAATACGTGGTACGCCAAGCTGCCATTGGCATCCTAGTTGATCCGAGCTAACCTTTAAAGCCATTTGCCTACCGCGAAGTCTTGTATACACAATCTGAGTAAACTCCTGAACCGTATAGTTTCTTTGGTACTCGTAAGACTGTGTGGATGTAACTGTCGGCGTATCAGAAGTTCCGTAAGGAGCGCCAGGGTTTTGTCTAGGTCTAACCGTGAATGTTGTTTGCGGTTTATCTACTCCGTTAGATCCGTCAAACGTAATGTCAGGAATAATCCGCCATACAAACCCGTAGTTATGTCCATCGCCTATATCAAAGTCTGATGATTGGATGTACGCATTAATAGGCAAAGATGTTCCGGTAACTTCAACATTGTCATTTCCATTCTCATGGTAGACAAGAGTATGCTGATAACTGGCGCCAATAGGATAATCGCGCAGCGGGCTATCTAGCCATGCCGACCTGCCTAGCGATCCGTAATACCAAACTTTATCAAGATAGTTGAAGATTACGTATCTATCTACAACGGTAGAATTTGCCGAACAATAAAACCACCAAATCTCACTGTATCCCTCATTAGATCCGCATATCGTTTGGTAGCTTTGCTCTAAATTTATATCGCCAAAAACATATTGCCTTAAGGAGCATGGTAGTGTTTCAACCCTACCTGTATAAGCGTAGAACTTATCTTTACCCATCCAGTAAACAATATTGTTTGCTGCGCCAATAGCATTAGGTCCAATAATAGAAATATTGTTGGACATAATATTAAAGCCCCAAACATACGGCGGGCCCAAATACTGCATGGAATACACAGCAGCATCAGTTAAAACAAGTATCTCTTGCCTTGTCTGTATTGCAGTAACAATGGTAGACCCAGAGGAAAGACGGTAACTACCAGCTTGATTAGTAATACTAGGCGTCCATACCGCATAGTTTTCTTGATCTGACCAGCGTATCAATAAAGGATCTTGAATGCTTGATCCATAATCGTTGGCTCCAAACGCAATCACAAATCGTGACGCATCAGATACCATAACTTGCGCAACAACTACGGGACAGTCAGCATCAGTTTGGTATATGCCAGAACTACCAGACGAAAGTAACACCGCCCTATTTCCAAATGTAAGAACATTAGCCCCAGAGTAAGTTGGAACCCACATGTACATAGGCCCATTACGAGGATTAATAATTAAATACTCACCAAAGGTTGCTTGCGACCACAGCCGCAATTGAAAGCCTAAACTTTCAGTAGAAGATACTCCCCAGCCAGTATATGTTGTTGCGTTAGATACTATCGAGGCATTTGCATGACTGGTGGCTATGGTGCCGTTTGCGCCGCGAGAAGATCCAGTAAATATGGTTGCCGTGTTGCCTGTGTATCGAATTAATTCTTGGTCTATTAAAATAGATCCATTGCCAGAAGCAAATCCGGTAGTAGAAACTACGGTTACATTGGTATTAGATGAATTTAATGCGGCAGATAAAGTTGTCTGCTGAACGCCAGGGATAACACCGCCCCACAATCCAGCTCCCCATCCCGTTGCATAACTAAATGTAGCAAGACCTACGTTTATTTGAAATGCCGCCACCACAGCAGCGCCGCCGCCTGACGTACTTGCATTTGCAGCAGAACCTGCTTGGATGGTAAATGTATTTGTATTAACATAAGTAATCTCATATTCACCATTGAGATCCAAACCAGCTACCGCCGTTGCACCTGAAAAAGTTACGAAGTCGTTAGTAATTCCACCAAATGCCGGTGCGTTAACAGTAACAGTTGTACTTCCGTTTACCGTTGTAAATGGATTGTTTGGCAAAGAAATAGTGGTTCTTATTGGCGTAATGTCGTAATACGCCCCACCATTTTCTACATAATATTTAAGATTGGTGCCGACACCTAGCAAGTTATAGCCTTGCAGAGTCACCCAATTTATAAGCGCCCTACATGTACCCTCAAATGTATTAGAAGATATAGGAGCCCATCCACCTAGTTTTTGTGGATATCCAGAACGAAACCGAATCTTGTCGCACTCGTACCAACCGCCTTCGTTGGCAAGTGTTGTGCCCTCGCGGTTAATACCTGGACGAAATTGTAAGAGCTGTAATGGCATTTTTACCCACCCAAATACAAAGCACGTTCGTCTTTGCGGCGGTTCTCAAGTCCTTTTAAGACTTTGCCACCGGCTTTGCAATACTTTAGAAGTTCATCAGCAGCGCCCTCAACATCACCGCGATTATGCTTTTGTCGCAGAGTGCTGCGCTGAAGCGTTCCCAAACCTACATTAAAGCTGAAGCTAACCAGAGCGTCCATCCAGCCTTGGCGAGAGCCAGCATTAGGACAATATTTAAGAACTCCGCGCTCGAACTTCTCAAGGTCTTTTGCAAGTATGGCATCGACTTCTTCCATTGTAAATACACGATTCCAGCCTTCTGGGCAAGGCAAACTTAGTCTGTCTTCAAACGGCACTTTTGCATGATTAGCTTCAATTACATGGCCCACGCCGACAGTCCAAAGTCGGGCAGGGCACCGGTACGGTTTTACTCGCACACCCTCGTGGTGCTTAATCATATTAAGTGCTTTTGCGCTAATCATTATTTTGTTTTGCTTCTAGTTCGCGCAGGTCGTTAGCTACGTCAGAAACCCCGTGCCAATCCTGCAAAGCAACCATGACTTGTAGGTAGTCTAGAAGTATTTCTTTCTGCGTATCAAAATCAGAATAGTCTTTCATCATTTTCCAAATGCCCTTCCACCGAAATGAAATGCAATTATTGAAGCAAACAATGCTTGCGTTTCATTATCCCAAAGCTGATCTGCCAATACATTAAATTCAACGCCGCTTGTAATTCCTTTATAAGCTAGTGTGGCGTCTATCGCTACAAGCAAAAAAAAGAATCCATAAGTAATGACTGGTCGAACAGAGGCGCGGAGGTCTTTCATCCACTGCGAAGTACCTTCGTTTAGGCTAGTGTCGTGCGCGTAGATTGCTTGCATCTCTGCCTGTTGTGCGTCGATTAGCGAGACTTTTTCCGTAGATTGTGTCTGAGTTTTAATTTCATCTAGCTTAATTTCTTCTATGTGTTGTTGCGCAACATACCCTGCGGCGGCTAGTTGTAGTTCCCGTTCGGTCTGCATCTGAGCCAGTTTTAGCTCATGGGACTTATCTGCGCGGTCTTGGAAAAAATCTAGTACCTTGGGTAATCCACCCATTAAAAACGATACAAGCGTCGAAAAGATTGTAAGCATTATGGCTCCTGCATTTCTAATAAAATTTTGGCGCGTAGTTCACGCATTTTCTTTATTTCTTCCATCGCTACGGCTGTTGCGTTGTTCATATCCATATACATAATTCCCATGATTGGCAGAGCAATCACTAACACAAAACACAAGACCACCACGGCGATGAGTAGTGACCACGGTACGTCTGACTCGTTCTTATTAGTATCATCACCCATACGAACCACAACATTATGAACAGAACCGCGATTATTGACGTTAGTTGTTCCTTGAGCTTTCTTTTTATATTTGCCCGTCGCCATTTTGCAATCTGATCCTGCTTAAGCTCTTCGACATGTGCTGCCTCCTGCTCGGCAACAATACGCTCCCACATCGTCTCAAACTTACCCCACAATGCACCTAATTCTTTAGGTGCTTGATAGACCATTGTTTCGCGTATTTCCACAAGCATCGCATCTAGTCTAGCTGTGATAATGATTCTACGCAAAGCACGACGACCAATACTTTCTTCGCCTTTATAAACTTTCCTGCCTGATAGCTCTTCCTGCAATAGCGCTTTACTTAAGGCATCATACGCATCCATCAGAGCGCCTAACTGGTTACCAATCTCAGTGTAAACGTCGTTGGGATCTGCCTTTGCTATCTCCTGTACTCGCTGAACTTCTGCGTTGTACTGCATCTTTTGTGCGGGAGTTGGATCTACTACTTTGTGAAACTGTGCCTTTAAATCATCTAATACTTCACGTACATCGCCCGCTGCGTTTTTAACGTCTTTGTATAGTTGTGTGGCTTTCTTTACCGCCACCACCGCCGCATTTGCAGCGGCTAACAAAGTTAACGGGTCAATTTTTTCCTCTTATATAAACAGCATAAAAAAGTTTCCGCTACTTGGGGAGAAAAGCCACCCAAGATTATTTCCTGAGTTTACATTTCCGTTGACTGTATAAGCTTGCCAAGATGCCCCGCCTGTAGCGTTACTATCTTGAATATCTAAAAAGGATACAGATACTATTCCAGAAGCATCGGATAACGTATAGCGACTACCAGGTGTAGAACTACGTAAAGAAGTTAAATTCCCAGCCGTTCCACCTAAAGAAAAATTAGTAAACGTGCTTGTTGTTCCGGCTGTAAAAATAATTTGGCTAGGCTGTACCGTATCTGCAATATTGGTAAACGTGTTTGACCCAGTAATTGTTAAATTACCAGTGCCGCCTTGATTTAATGTGCAATTGTATGTTGACCCACCACCAACAAATGTTTTAGCACTAGCTGAAGTCATTGAAATAGTGCCCGTACCCGTGCCTGCTGTAGTTGAAAAATTGGTAGGTTGAGCGTTATTCCAAGCAGTAGTTGACGTTCCTGAAATTGCAAATGTGCCGCCATTAAACGTAATGTTCTTAGTACCTGTAGCAGTCGAAAACAAACCTGATGTAAGCGTTCTTCCGTTTAAGTCTAACGTACCATTAGTTAATGTAAATCTTTCCGTAACCGGAATTGTCAAATCATTTGTAACAAGTTGTATGCCGCCACTAGGAGCATTAATTGTTATTGCTTGGGTAAAAGCTACATTTCCTGAATTAAATGTTTTTGTTGACCTATTTGAAAAAGTTAATGTTCCAGTTCCTGTTGTGGTTGTATTAGATCCAAAAGTAACATTCCCATAAATTATAGGAGTGCCCGCAGCTGTTGCAAAAGTCATTGCATTAGTTCGACCAGAAGCATCCAATCCTGGAAAATTTCTTATGCTCGATGGAACAGTTATTGTTGCGCTTACGTTTAATCCTGTATTTTCAATAATTGCAGTGTCTTGTGGTATTGGAAAATTAGTATTAGATACAGCGCCATTTGAGCTTGTTGCCCATGCTAATGCGCCCCAGTTTCCACCGCCCGTTAAATTCCAATATTTGTTTGAGCCAGCAGCAAAAGTAATATTAGTATTGCCACCACAGTTGCCAAGCCTAGTTCCAGATAGAGTTCCAACTGCCCCAGCTATCGTAATGTCACCAAAATCCGTATCGCTTGTTGCGGCAATAGCAGCGCAATTTAGTGTGCGAGATGTTCCAATTACATCAGAGCTTAAAAACAATCTTTGATTTCCATTGCTGCCAGTGGCTGTTAGTGTTCCAGTAACGGTTTGATTAGCAGAAAAAGTTACTTGATTACTACAGGCAGCAGAAGGAGTGGAAACATTAAAATTAACAAATGTATTTACACCAGTTATAGTTCTTATAGAAGAAGAGGCAGTTACGCTTGTAAAAGATACATTTGAAAAAGTTAAGTTATTATTTCCATTAAGTTGACTGGATGCTGATGACAATAAAATTGAAGAATTTCCTGCGTTTAAAGCAAAAGAACCACTAGCTATAGTAAGTCCAGCACTACCACTTATAGTAACCGTTGAATTATTAAGAATTAATGTTCCAACTCCAGTAGTATTAAGAAGCTCACCAACAGTAATAGAGTAATTACTGGCAGATGTATTTAATGTACCTTGATTAAAAGTAAATGTGCTTCCGCCGTTATCAAAAGCTGAACCCAAAGTCCAACCACCGCCAACACCGTTAAACACAGTAGAACCATTAAAAGCAACGCCATTAGTAGTTATAGTCTTACCAGTAGTAGTAGCATTAAAGGTTGTTATACCTGTATAACTGCGAGTAAAGTTAGTCGCTTGAAAAGTTAAGTTGCCACTAACGGTCAAACCAATATTTGTACCTGCTAAGGTCATTGTTCCATCAAGACCAGACGCAACAAAGTCATTACATAAACGAGGAGTATTTGCCATCGTTACTGTAAATGCAGTGTTACCTGTATTACTATTTGCATCAAAAATTACACTATCCGCCGCAGTGGGAACCGACGCACCACTTCCTCCGCCGCTAGAAGTAGACCAGTTAGTTGTGCTAGTTGAATCCCAAGTCCCAGTCCCGCCAATCCAATAACGATCTGCCATTTTTTATTCCTCTACTTGAGTCACAGCAGTAATCCAATCATTCAAACGCTGCTGTTTCATTGCTTCAATCTCATCGTCAGTGAAGCCGTGGTCGTCTGGCAAAACAATTGCATCGGAAAACATTCCGTATGAGGTTTCAAAAGAAAAATCTATTTTCATATAGTCACCTATTACGATTGCGTTGTTACAGCTACTACATCCCATCGGGTATTGGATGAGTTATAAATACATCCAACATAAACCATCTTGCTTGCCGTTGTATTTGTTGGTAACGTGGTTCCAATTGTTACGTAAGTTGCATTCCAAGATATGCTTTGTGTTGTGCCATTATCTAAAACTCTAAATATCAATTGATTGCCGTCAACTGGTGTACCCGTTGGCGCGTTTACTGTTAACGCTGCCGCCTGCGCGGTCAAAACATATTGATCAAATGTCGCTATGTTTGGCGTCAAAGATGCCGTAGATGTATTTGAAGAGACTCGTGGGTCGATACGTTTGTTGCTTAATGTTACGGTACCGTTGCCAGTAGTAAAGCCGCCCGCTGTATTTACATTACTACCAAGCGCAGTGATTACGCCATTGCCTGTAGTTGTGGTAAATGGAGTCAAATTCGCGCCGCCACCAACGACTAAAGCACTTGCCGTCAATACGTTTGAACTTGCAACATTTCCTGATGCAGAGAAATATAAAATACCACCAGAAGTACCAGATGTTAATCCAGTGCCGCCAGACGCAACAGGAAGAGCGTTACCTAATGTTAGTGATGATAGGTATGTAGTTACATCAAGAATGCTAGTAGCATTATTAAAGACAATCATTGTTCTGCCAGAAGGAACAGCTATGCCCGTTCCCGTAGAATTTTTAACAGTGATTGTGTCTGCCAAACCGTTGTTGACAATGTATTGTTTCTCAATAGCGGATACGATTAGATTCCTCGCGCCGCCAGAAGTGCCTGTTAAATTTAAACGAAGGTTACGTCCTGTCTGAGAAGCATTGGTATCTGTTAGGGTTAACGTAACATCAGCACTAGAAAATGCCACATCGGCACTACCTGTAATGGCCTCTTCAATAGCCGTTCCAAGATTGGTGTTTGTCGTATTACCCCAAGTGCCTGCCTGGTCACCCGTCCCAATCAGCTCAATCTTAAGGGCGCTATATGTACTTGCCATGATCTTTCCTTACGTAAAAGTAACTATCTCTTGCCAGCTTGCATTTTCAGTATTGTTTATCAATGCCCAACTGCCAGAAACATTACTGTTAATCTGTGACCAACTTACGTTTTGCGTAGTATTAATTACACTCCATAAATTACCAGAGGCATCATCAGTAATTAATGACCAGCTTGCATTTTGAGAATCATTAATTAAATTCCATAAAAACTGTGCAAACCAGTAATTATCTATTGCAACGCTTTCTTCTATGTTTGCATTAAAAATAGCAGTTGTTTCAAATGACTCTGATGCACTTACAAATTCTTCTGTTGATGTTTGGAAAATAGCTTGCGAGCTAAACAAATCATCACTCGCCACATTCTCTTCCACAGAACCAACGGTGATGCGTTCTACATTTATGCTATCACTAATTGATATTGATTCAGCTACATTATTGAAACTACCAGACGCACCAACTACAGTCTCTGATGTATTCGCTGTTTCTGTTACATTCACAGCAAAAATTAAACCAGAAGATACTGTTTCGCTTGTGTTTGCAGTGTCACTTACATTTCTAGAGTAGGTAGTAAATACCGAAATATTATCTTGGGCATTTGCGCTCTCTAACACGGATGCGCCAAGCACGACAGTCGAACTAACAACATCGGAAGCATTCGCAGTATCACGTACCGAGCTGCTAAATATTACCGTGCTAGAAATAGAATCAGAAACATTTGCAGTATCGCTTACAACTATCCCAAAACTAACGCCAGCACTGGTTGAGTCAGAAACATTTGCTGTATCTCTAACTGTTACATTTGCTAAAAATACGCTTACAATTCTTTCAGATACATTTGATGTTTCAGATATGTTTGGATAATAAACTGATAGCCCCCAACCAGCTTGGCTCCAATCGCCGCTGCTGAATCCGCCATCAACAATTGCCACACATTACTCCACAGCAACAATCTGGTCTTCCGTAAACCAACGCTCATGATCTACGTTATCCGAAGACCAAGTCACTAAATAATAAATAGTGCCGTCTTCATCCATGCGCATTTTGGTAATTGGACCTTCTGGCGTGACGGCCTTAACTTTGACCACATCACCTTTTTTAAATGTTGACATGCTTATCCCCTATTAAACAGCATCAAGATTGAACGAATAAGTCACGTTCAATACGTCACCGCTGACCACTGTGCGGTCGCCAGGCGATTGAAAGTCTGCCGCAGAAAAAAGCAATCCAGTTGTGCCAGTAGCCACATTTGCCAAAAACGCACCAGCAACAGTTGCATTCGCATTCATAGTAAAAGAAGCAGATGAAGCTGAGTTATTAATGTTTGATGGATCCGCTAATGTAGCTGCACTAAATGAAGCTGCCTTGCGGTTACCTGTATAGCTACTGTTCTCTGTCCAGCCAGCATGAGAAGCCAATGTATCGCCGCCAGAAAAAGTAGTGGATGCCGCAGTTCCGTTTACTAGACCCACATACCAAGCTGCTGTATAAGCAGAGCCTGTAAAAAACTGGGTATTCATAGACTGAAGACCTACGTTGGTCACCAGGTTAGGAGCAATATCTACCCACTTTGTTTCGCCATTTTGGTCGTAACAAGTAACGGTAAATGTGCCCCCAGCAGACAGGCCCTCTATAAAACCTGTTTTACGCTCCACATCACCTGAGACAAACTCGCTAGATTTGGATTTTTCAATAGACATGATTATTCCTTACGTTATACGAATAAGCGCACTGGACGCTGTGTCCGGCGGGAAAACTACAGTAAATGTATTGTTGCCTGCTTGAATCTTATCCGACCCAAAATCTAAAACAGCTATCGAAGCATTTGATTTTGTTGCGTTATAAATCAAAGCTCCCCTAGTTGTAAATTGAGCAGGGTTCCAAGTTAGATTATCAAAACTTACAAATACCGTATTGCTGCCGCTTTGAATGGTTACGTTTGATAATTGATTGCCGCCAACCGTATATCCAGTACCAGTAATCTCATTGTCGGATATATACGCCGTTGTATCTTCATTAAGCGTGGCATAAGCTGTGTACAGCGACATCTTTAAAGTATCGGATGCAATGTTCTGGCGTCCATTTAATATGTCCACCTTGAAGCTTGTAGTCAATCCTTGATAGATTGTCATGTGACTCTCACTCTAACCTGACCGCTACGGTACGCATCCTGACGCTCTAGGCCATCACCCAGACGTTTAAGTTCACCAACAGCCTCTGCATACTTAGCTTCTACGTTGGCGATCAAATCCTGCTCACCCTTCATAAACAAGTAAGCCTCGCGCAAGGAACCATACAACAATACTGGGTCATAGTTATCGCCCAGCCAGCTCGTGCCAGCGTCAACTATTGATGTTGGGTAGTAGTTGTAGTGGAGTTCTACTGTGTAGCTGTTATCCGGCGTTGGGCCAAGAATAAGAGATAACTCAGTTGTGATTACGTTGCTAGTGACTGTTGGGCCAAAGATAGCGTAATACGCTGGCAGGCCAGTATCGTTCGGCGTTGGATATGCCTCGCGGATATAGTTCACATCTTTGTTTAACAAATAACTTGATCTCTCATTTGCCGTTCCAAAATTTTCAATAACCGCCATTGAATAGACAGAAAGAAAATCAGAAGGCGTAGATAAATACTTGTTATTGGCACTTAATGTACCGTATTGATTCTTACGTAATGGCGGAATCTGCACAGAGTTATAAACGCGAGTCTCCGTCTGCCGAACAAACGTCGGGACAGCAGCTTCAAACTCAGCAGAAAAGTTCTCTGTGTAAGAGAGAATTGCGTTGTATAACTCGGTGTAGGTCATTATGCCATCGGTCCTCGGCACATAATGCCTTTAGTAGCCGCGCCAGCGCCGCGCATTTTAATGCCATCAGTCTTGACTGGTTTGGTATTGCCCTTACTAATACCAGCTACGGAGATGTTCATGTCATCCATAACTTTAGCGCCAGTAGTGTAAGCAGAATCAGCCTGGATGGTAGAAGCTTTACCCTTCATGTCATGCGGGGCGGCATACACATCAGCTTGACCTATTTCTTTACCTTTAACCTTTTGCGAGAACTTAGCCATTATCGACCTCTTCCATTAGATTTCTGGTTCATAGCACGAGCAATATTGCGTCCATATTTTTTCATGGATTCGCTAGTAACACCACCCTTTGCCATGCCTTTGTGCATACGCTTTTCGTGGGCTTTTACTTCTTTGTCAGCAATCTGCTTGACCTGCTTTGTGTCCATCTTGTACTCCTAGTTTATGGTTACGTTTGAAACTGACGTACTAGCTATCAAGTTGTTCGGGGTCAGTCCACTATCAATGCTTCTTGCGCCACCTACTGGGTTCCAACTCCACTGAATTACTCGGCTACCACCACTAGGATAACCATTTTCACTCACCAATGGACCAGATTGTATGTCCGTCTGTAAACCTGAATATCCAGATTGCCAGTAAGAAACATCAGGCCGTGGTTCACGTACTGCCTGTGGATCATTTACCGGATATAAACCCAAACTTAACTGCGGCTGATCCGGCTCCCAACACGTTTTGCAAACCTTGATGTTGACGTTCTTAGTCTTGATCGTCAGCTTCTTTAATTCTTTCAGCAAATATCGAAACCCACAGCGGTCACATTCCGATATCGCCTTCTTACCAGACGTATACTTACTTGGCATACATCACCTGTAAGTAATCATGCGAGGCACCAAACGATCTGGCGCTTTCTCGCGGTCTTCTCCTGCCGCCATTTCCCATGCCTCATCGTACTGAGCTTTTAGTAGCTGTATGCGCTCTAATCCGCCAGGTAGCTTCATAGCCAGCCTGTATGCTAGGCCGCAAATTAAACACTCTTGGAAACGGAATGGAATATCTTCTACATTCACACCGTTACCAGCATCAAACATACGGCGCAGGCGATAGTAAACAAAGTAATAGAACGGGGCGCTTACCGTACCCTGATCTGGCGTAGGCCATACAGTAATCTGCGGAACTTTTTGTGTAGCACCTACAGCATCCGATGTTTGACCAGAACGGCGATTTACCCACACCTGAATCGGGCGGCCTTGCGTCAACTTATTCGGTATCGTTGAATACGTAGATACGCTTATGCGATTGATGTTGATATCGATTTGGTTCGCTTGGGAGCCTGGGTAATTACGAATAACATGCTCCAACAGATCAACAGTATCGTCAGGAAGGTCATACGTATTTACCCCTTGTATTAATGGAATAGTGCCAGTATCAATAGTCCATAAGTTGATGCCGCGATTAGCCCACTCTGTCAGCAACAAATTAAGACTGCGGCGAGCTGTGCGGAAGTCGTAACCAGTACGTAACTCCAAACCCACGCGCTCAAACGCCTCCTCCACAATATCATTGAGAGTAGGATTAAACGCTGTGGTACTGGTTGTGTATGGCATTATTTCTTCCTAGCTGCGCGCATGTTATCAACCAAATTTGGATAAGGTCTGCCTGCTGCTTTAGCCATAGCTTTCGCAGAGGCTTTCTTTACCGCAGATAACACAGACGGTTTACCCAATTCCTTCGGACGCGGCTTATCCCACACAGGTTTTACTTTCCCTCCCTTCTTATACTGGGTGAAGTCTGTATCGTCCCTGCGGGCTTTCTTAGCGCCCTTAGGCATTTTAGAAGGGGCTACGTCACCCATGCCGCGTGAAGGTCTCATATCAGCAATACCCGCCTTTTTTCATCTTAGACATGCCGCCTTTATTCATACCTTTAGCGCCACCCATGATGCCTACAGTCTTACCTGAGTCACCAAGGTTCTTGCCTTTTGTTTTGCCCTTCTGAGCTACGCCATCACGGCTAGGAGCAGCAGTTTTAACAGCGCCCATTTTAGACGCAGCCATGCCGCCTTTTTTCATACCAGCTTCAGCCATCTCATGTTTCATCATGGATTTAGGAGCGCCTTTAGCTTTCATGAACGATACTTCCTTTTTAACCATCTTCTTTGACTCAGCCATACCGCCTCCAGATTTAGTAAATTCTTTACCCACGGATTGTGGAACACCAGTCTTCTTTGCAAATGCAGGATTGTGGGCAACTGCCTGCATAAACCGTTCTTGCTTTTTAGATACAGCAGGCATTACACAAACCTACCTTTTGTCTTGCCACGTTGGGCAATACCATCTCCACGACTAGAGGCGGATGAAGATTTGACTTTACCGCCTTTTTTCATGTATTGAGGTGGATTAGGATTTACTGGCACAGGCATATTACTAGCTTTAGGTTCATAAGCTATCCCATAATTAGGCTTGTCTGGTGCCATAGGACCGGGGTTTACCGTTTTAATTTTTCCCAATAGTGCTGCGGCAGCTGCCTGATCAGCCATATACTTTTGCTCGGGCGTAAATCCAGAACCGGGTATAGTTGTTGGCGGCATAGGCATAGGCTTAGGCGGCGCTGGATAGGTTGGTTTTAGTGGCATTGGCGGCATAGGCTTTGGCGGCATAGGCGGCGTAGGCTTTACCGGCGTAGGCTTTACCGGCTTAGGCGGCATAGGCTTAGGCGGCATAGGCGTAGGCATAGGCTTAGGCTCTGGCTGCATAGGCTTTGTCTGAAGCTGAGATATAGTTGGGTCTAGTGGCCCGTATTTCATAATTAAGCCCTTGTCTTTCCGCGAATGGCACAGCCGTCCGCACGTTTAGAGGCAGACGATACTTTGCCGCCTTTCTTAAAAGATTGCTGCATAGACTGCTGCTGCTGATCAGGCGCTCCAGCCGTAGCCTGCGGTTGAATATTAAACGTCTGATTCGTTCCGCCATTAGCTCCACCAGCTTGGGGCTGATTGCCATAAAACGGATAAGTAGGCTGCTGCGTTTGATCTACTGATCCGCCGTCTGCGTATTTAGTCTTAGCCATTAACAGATCCTGCCTTTCGTTTTACCGCGCTGGGCTATGCCGTCACCACGGGAGGAGGCACTGCCACCGGAAGCCATTTTTTTAACAGCTCCGCCTTTTTTCATGCCGTAAACACCTTCATTTGTTTTTTGAAACATACCAGCGGCGCGACGACGAGTAGCGTCTAAATTTTCGCTATCACTCGATGTTTTATCTGTTTCTTTTTTCCCGCCTCCCAACATTTTTGACCAATCGGAAAGAGATTTACCTTTTTCGTAAGGCGTTAATCCTTGCCCATATATTTTTTTATCTTGCTTTGTATCAATTTTAAAATCACCTTGGCTACCAATTTTTGCGCCAGTGTCTTCATATTTTTTCTTAACAACTATTTTTTTCTTTACTGCCGGAATTTTTTCTTCATTATCATTGCGCTCAAACTTTGATTCGCTAGACTTAAATCCAGAAGCAATACCTTTAGGTGATTCTTTCTCAGTATCTTCTTTATTTGTATCTTCTTTGATTGACTCAGAAATGTATTCTTTAGGGCCAGAGAATGGAGATACCGCACTAGCGCGCTTACCCATAGTTGCGTAATCATCTACGCCACTAGACGTTGGGCGATCTTCTTTTGATGAAGAACTGCTTTTTGTCTTTGGCATATATTTACCGTAGCCGCCAAATTTACTATCTTCATCAAATTCAGCATCGCTACGAGTACGTAAATTAGTGCTTCCTTTAACTAAGCTGCCCTCATCACCAGCATATTTTTTAACTTTGCGTTTCATAATTTATCCTTTTTGCGCAAGAAGCTGGTCAATGCGCGCCTCAAGCTTGTCAAAACGTTGATCAATGTGGTCTGTAATCCGCTCAACTTCTGCATTAGTGACGTTATCACGGGCAATCTCCTCACGAGTCTTGTTCAACAAGATCGTAATACGCGCTAGTTCAGCAAACTTTTCGTGTGCTATATAAGCAAAAAGCCCAGTAAATAGACTTAACACAGTCATCCACAGGCCATTCATATCTAACATTTCCATTTCCTCAAGGACTTATTAATACGGCTATCAGGATCTTTTGCCGTCTTTGGGGATGTTAACTTCTTCTTCGCCCCCTCCATCCGCGCACAGAATGATTTCTTCCGTGATCCACCTTCTGGTTGAGGGGCTTTCAAACCTGGCTTCCCCGGATTGGCTGCGTTGTAAGACGCCCGTCCTTTGGCGTTTAATCCGCCCGACGGAGCTTTGCCTTCTTTCCTTGTCCACGCCGGAGACTTAGCCATAGAAAATAGTGACGCTTGCAAGGTTAGTAAGAGTTGCAACAATATTTGCTGAACACAAAATACCCTCGCCAGGAATAATCACATTAAATGAATTTGGATTAGAGTTAGCAGGTACATCTAACTCCAACACATTAGTAGTCCCATTATTTATAATAAGCCTACCACTAACGCTTGCGTTAGCGCACATAACCGCACTCTTAACTCTGGCGCGTCCTTCAAAGACTACGCCAGAAGTGTTTAAGTGCGTTGACTTAACGTCTGTTTGCATGGTCATAATGACCCCCTATTAGACGTTCTGTTGACCAAACAAATAGTCAGTAACGTAGTAAGTAATGAAGCCACCAACAGAGCCATTACCGCCACTGCCTTGACCTTGCTCAATAGTTACAACTGAATTTACTGAAGCATTAGCTACGGTGCCAAGACCTGCGCCTGCGCCGGTAGCTCCAAGATCAATAGTGCGAGCTGTAGTAGCAGTTGAGTTGGCTACGTAAAAAGAAGAATTGGAAATACCGCCAGTAATGGTTGTATAACCAACATTAATAGTTCCAGATGTAATCGGGCTAGTAATAGTCACGGACATAACAACAGCGTTAGCCGGAAGAATTACTTGAGCTGTTTGACCGGAAGCTACTACTGCATTGCTAGTAGACGCAACGTTGGCATCGTAGAAACCAGCAACCATGACGCCGGAGCCACAATAGGCTTGACGGGTCGTGTCGCCGCCGCCAGAACGCCAAATACTTTGGGTGGTAGAAATAGGCATTTTAAATTTTCCCTCATGCGGTTAGGTGTTGGCAGTCTGCATGAAGTCAGCCGGGACTGTCTGCCACACCGGGTATTCCCGGAATTTGAATCTTTATAGCATAAATCTATTGAAAAAGGGGACTTTCATCCCCTTTTTCTATCGCCTAATTAAGCGCCTTGCGAACCGAACATACCCAGTGGGTCTGACCAGCCAAAAGAATAACGCTCACGAGACTTATAACGCACGTTACCAGTATCGAAGTCACCGTCCATCGAATTCGACAAAGGTGTACGAACAAAATGCTTCATGCCGTTTGGAACGTCGGTAGTCAAATACCAGCCGTTGTTGTCGGTCAAGAAGTGGTTGATCGTATAGCCTTCTGGAATCGAACCATTGTTCTTCAATGCGTTGATATCGTTATCGTTAGTTCCAACACGGAGGCTGGTTTCTAACAGACGAGTAGCAACGAACTGAAGAGCTGATGGAACAATCAGCTTACGTGGTTTAGCAGCGATCAACAGATCACGTTCGTCAGTCCAAGCTGCGATCTGAATAACTGCGTTTTCCAACGAAGTTTCATTCAGGTCAGATTGGGTTGCTGGCGTGTTGCTGTTAGTGCCGCCCGAGACCAAAGGATGCGCTGTAGAAAACAGGGCAACGCCATCGCCACCTGGATAGGTGTTGGAGAAGCCATTGTTAATAACAGCAGCAGCTTTAACCTGCTTGGTATAAGCCATAGCACGAGCCAAGCCCTTGGTGTAACGAGCCGACAAAGAGTCGTACAAGTTATCCTCGATGGCCTCTTCGGTCAGCGAGAAACCAAGTGCAATAGTTTCGTGGTTGTATCGTGCAGTCCAAGCTTCTTGACCGTTGTCATAACGAATGGCACTGCCCTCGTTTTTGACTGGCGCGGCTGAGAAACCAGACAGTTTTGTTTCTTCTTCAAACGAACGCTCGGAGGTCTCTGTTTCGTAGATCTCTTTGTGTTCTTCGCCGTAACGAGCATACTCAAACCCGACCA